ATGCGTACTCTTTCCCGTATTTTCATTCTGGCGTTTATGGCCGTTCTGCTTGTGCAGACGCAGGTACTGGCAAAGTCGTTTCATGAGCAGCCCCCCATGACCAATGCTGAGGTGGAGCAGTTCATCAAGGATTTTCCCGGATTCAAACAGTGGATGTATGACAGCAAGCTGAATGCGCAGGCTGCTCGCCCTGTGGTGGATAAGGACGGTAATCCCTCGTTCGTGTGGGACGACACCGTCGCAAAGTGGTTTGAGGGGAAAAGCTGGACCCCTGAGCGCTTTTTCTACACCATGACGCATTGTTCCGCGGCCATTGCGCTCGTGCTGCACGGTGACAAGTTGAGCGGAGCTAACCGCCCGCCTGACATGCCGTATATAAACGATTACGAAATGAATCTGGTCAGGCAGTATCAGGAGCCGTTGATGGACGCACTGAGCGCAAAGGTAAAGAAGACTAACTAGCCAGAACGATCGCAAGATGCACATAACCCCGCCGGTACAAGGCGGGGTTTTTGTTTGGATACGGGATATAGGGGGACAGCCTAGATGAGAAATGGCGTCGGGCCTAAACTTGATAGGACGAACACAGGGCTGGCATAGGCCTGACCAGCCCCGGTTTTTTTGTATAGGGGGACAGCCGAGATGAGAAATGGCGTTGGGCCTAATATTGATAGGACAAACATAGGACCGGCATAGGCCCAAGTTAGGACTGGTGCGGACTTTCTGCGTTTTATGAAGCTGATGTTGCGTAAATTAAAGGGCGAAATCCAAAATGAGAAAAGCACACGGATTTCGCCCTTTTTGCACTCTCGAAATGAGAAAGATGTCGGGGGGGCAAGGCTACTTGGGTGTTTTTTCCATTAGAATAAGACAGGCTGCTGCGGCTTCTGAGATATTCATACTGTGGGTGTTCGGTTCGGAGAAGACATTGTCTAAACAATCGAGCAGTTCTTTTGATTCTTTGGCATCAATTTGGTGATTTGTGGCAGCAACAAAGTCAGCACACGTTGCGAGCTTATTCTGATAGGTTGCTGTAGCCCAAGCGGCTCCATTGTCTTTGTGAAGAGTCCCTCCCTCGTGCCATGCATTTGTATGGGGCGTTGGGGCGGTTTGCTGATCCTGCATTGAAGCGGGATTCGACGAATCCGTATGCTTATTCGCTGGAGTCGTCATGCTTGCTACGGCTACAAGCAGGAGGAAGCAGAGCGGATAGGCCTTAAGTACCTCTTTGCGAGATCTATTGCCCCACCACACGACGAGGCTTGGGCGTATCATGCCAATCACAAAGGCAAAAAGCGTTGCGGATGCCAGTAAGGATAGTAGGGTGGTCATAGCATTTCCCCTTTTGCTACAGTGTTGGTAATTATCTATTTGCTGTAATAATAACTAACATGCTATAGTGCGGTATCAAAAAATAGCCTGTTGTAACAGGCTATTTGAATAATTGAAGGATTTTTCCTTTCCCAACTAAGCACTTCTGCGGGTGGCTTTAGTGGGGGCTGATGAAGCTTGCGCTTCCTCTCGCCCTTCAAGACGAGCAGCCCGCTCCCTAATTTCTGCGTTTTCCTTCCACAGTGTTCGGTTCTCGGCCACTAATTCCCGATTCTCTTCACGTTCTTTGCGTAGATCTTGACGCAATTCCGCAAGCTCTGTTTCTAGCCCGGCACAGCGAGGGCATGATTCGATATTGGTGTCTGCGGGCGTATGGTTGGATTTCGGGGATTGTTTGCTTTGCATTGGGCCATCGCCGACCAATAGCCAATCATAGGCAATCCCAAATTCTTTCGAGATAGAGACTATCACATCGGCGTTAGGGATGCGTTCACCTCTCTCGTATCCGCCAAGGGTGTTCTGTGCGACCCCAATTGTCATGGCGAATTCTTTTTGCGGTATTCTGCCTCGAATTTGCTTTATTCTATCGCCAATGCTCATGTGTTAAAGTTCCACGTCCAAAGTTAAACGATTGCCTTAACACGCCCTGTATTGCGTAACCATAAGCTTTCATTAGCGATATATGGATAACTCAAAAAGACGAACTTTAACTTAAAAACGCGTTGACTTGAACGCGTTTTTGCGTTTAAAAGTTGGTCGTGGGCGGTTGTAAAAAACACACATAATTTCAACAGCACTTTACAGCCGCACATCGAACTAGGTCAACGCCTCATTTCGGACGGCAAAGACCGCGACCTCGGACGGTAAGATGAAGGCTGAACAACTCTCCCTGTTCCATAGCTCGGATGACGAGAAAGCAGCGGCTCTGCTTGCCGGAGTGCTGCCGCAGGTGCGAGCCGCCATGCATCGTGTGGCTGGAACGCAGCAAATTCTTTCGCGAGAGATGATTGCCGACAGGATGACAGAAGTATCCCGCTTTGCAGGTGTTCGGGTGAGTCCCGGAAATGCCAAGGGTATTACCCCGGCAATGTTGGAGAAATGGTTGAACCCTGTGGAGCGGGAGCATCCTCCCACCCTTTTAGCTGTTCTTACCTTCTGCATGGTCACCAAAGACCCAGCCCCATTACGGCCTCTCTTGGCTGCAATGGGGCTGGAATTAATGACGTCTGAGGACAAAGCATTGCGAGATTACGGCCGAGCTTGTGTTGAAGAGCGCAAGGCCCGGAAGAAAAAGAAGCAACTGGAGGCAGGGATTTGATGAATGTGAACGCTCATGCTGCGCGTGGTGCAGGACTTTTCCGTGACCCTTGGGGAATACGAAAGTTCCTTAGCTTGCGCGGGACCAATATGCGCCAGATCGCTCATGAGATGGGCAAGCATCCTCAGCAGGTTCAGGAAACCGTGCGCGGTATCAGGAACGACCGTGAGGTGTTGGCGAAGTTGCGCGATATGGGCTGCCCTGAAGAGTATCTTAGTCTCCCCAAAGATATGGTGGCGTAGGGAAATCATCATGGTTAAGGGCAAGGATTCATATACCGCGAAGGAACTAGCAACCGCACTAGGTGTGACGGTTATGACCGTCGCTCGCCGAGCTGAACGTGAGGGTTGGCAGTCCCGCCCTCGCGTCGGGCGCGGTGGGGGTAATGAGTGGCTGGTGAATTCCATGCCGGAGGCAACGCGCACGAAACTGCTTGCAGCCTGTGCGCAGGATCAGCTGGAAGCCACAGCCCACTCCATAAGGCCGTCTCTTGCCACAGCTGGCGTGAGTGAGTCGAAGAAGTCCAAGGCGTTGGCCCGTGCCGATCTGGTCGCGTTGTATACCGATTGGCTGGATAAATCGCCCTATGGTGAAAAGTTCGCTGCACGGGACAAGTTCATTCTTGCCTACTTGGGCGGTGCATGGCCTGCGCTGTTGAAAACACTTGGCGACAAGGTCAGCTGGAAGAGCATAGAGCGCTGGAAAATCCAGATTCAACGTGAAGGTTCGGTTGTCGCTTTGGTGGACCGTCGCGGCGGCGCAAATGCTGAACGCATTGCAATGACTGAATCCCATGCGGAGTTATTGCTTTCCGCAGTGCTGCGTCCGAATCATCCCTCCATCTCAGGTGCAATACGCATGGCGTCCGCAGCCATGAAGGCGCGGGGGCTGGAGGTTCCGGCAGAGCGCACGATGCGCCGTTTTCTTGATCAGTGGAAGGCTACGAACTTCGGAACGTGGATCTACACCCGCGAGGGCAAGAAGGCGTGGAATGACAAGGCAGCGTTCTTCATCGACCGCGATTACAAGCTTATCGAGGTGGGCGACATCCTCGTGGCAGACGGCCACGTCTTGAACTTTGAGACGCTGAATCCATGGACGGGCAAACCCCAACGTATGGAATTAGTGCTCTGGTACGACATGGCCTCCAATTGTCCGGTGGGCTGGGAAGTAATGCCCACGGAGAACACGCAGGCTATTGCATCCGCTTTCCGGCGGGCCGTGCTTACTCTCGGCAAGTATCCTCTCATCGCTTACTTAGACAACGGTAAGGCATTCCGCTCAAAGTATTTCAATGGGGTGGATTTCCGCCAGACCGGCATTGCCGGGCTGTTTCAGGAACTCAACGTCCACACCATTTTTGCATGGCCCTATCATGGGCAGTCCAAGACCGTGGAGCGCTTCTTCGGGACGCTGCATGATCTGGAGCAGTGGGTGCCGTCCTACGTGGGGCGCAACATCGAATCCAAGCCGCCGCGTTTGAATCGTGGGGAAGTGCTGCATCGCAAGGTTTGGGAGGCATCCGGTTGTCGGGCGCTGACCATGGAAGAGACACATGTGGCCGTGGCCCGGTGGGTTGATCAGTATATCAACCGGCCTCAGCGCGGCCACCTGAACGGCAGGTCTCCGGCAGAGGTCTTTATGGCTGGGCGCGGCCCCGGTGTGGATGAGACCAGGCTTCGCCATCTTATGATGGCCAAGGAAGTGCGTAAGCTTTCCCGCGAGGGCATCCGCATGTTCGGGGAACGCTACTACGCGCCGGAGCTCTATAGCCGCACGCACGCCGTACAGGTTCGCTATGACATCGGCGACCTTTCCTCAGTGCTGGTCTACAGCGAAGATGGGCGGCACCTCATCTGTGAGGCCCCCAAGGTTCGGGGCATCCATCCTGCCGCAGATTTGCTCGGCACCGAAGCGCATAGCGCTGATTTACGCCAAGCCATCGGCCTCAAACGGCAGCAGGAGCGTGAAGCTTCTGTCGTTGCAAGAGGGGTGCTCGAATCCGCGCTGTCAGATCAGCGGGAGCGTATGCGTGCCCTTCAGGCTGAAAGCGTGGAACCCAAGCCCGTATCTATAGCTCCGCTGCCTCAATCCAAGGTTACCAGTATTGAAGCTGCCAAGAGGCAGGCGCAGGCCAAGCGGGATGCTTCTCCTACCTATATTCCCCCGGCACAGAAGCCGGACATCGTGAACGAGCTCGACAAGTATGAATACCTTTTCAACTTGTCCGTTAAGGACGGCCTTGTCCTGCGTGAACCGGATCAGGAGTGGATGGAGAACCTTGAGCGCACGGAAGATTTCAAGCGGGATGCCGCTCATCGCTATGAACGGCTTCGTAAGTATTACGCCCGGAACCGGGTCAACACGGCAAACGCATAAGGAGCAGGCATGAGGCGTGATGTGTTCATAGAAACCCGTAACGTGATGGATTTTCGCCAGAAGGTGAGGGCCTTGGAAGATTACTCCGGCGAGCCGGGCTTTGCACTTGTCTTCGGGCAGGCCGGGCGTGGCAAGACCGAAACGGCCCGGAACTACCACGCCATTAACGGGGGTATTTTCCTCCGGGTCATGCAGGGCTGGTCGCAATGCTCTTTCCTGCAGGAGTTGTGTTTTCAAGTGTGTGGTGTGCGTCCCCGTTCTTCAGCGGCCTGCAAGGGGAAGATCATAGAGGCGCTTGATGCCATGCCGCAGACGCTGTTTGTCGATGAGGCAGACCGCCTGCATGTGGATCGCGTTGAGGATCTGCGGGACATCTTCGACCTCACGAGCTCCCCCGTTGTGCTCATTGGAGAGCAGGAACTGCGTGGACTGCTCAGCACCCGTCGAAGAATCTGGAGCCGCGTGAAGCAGGTCGTGGAGTTTGGGCCGGTTGCTGAGGAAGACGTTGCTATATTGGGCGATGAGGCCGCAGGGCTGGATATAGCGCCGGAAGCCTGTTCACAGATTGTACGGCTTGCTGACGGTGATTTTCGCCTTGTGTGGAGTTTCATCCGGCAGCTCGAACTGACGGCCAAGACGCATGAAACACAACGCATAGATTCGGCACTTGTGGCTCGTGTGGCCAAGCAAGTGGCCAACTGGAGGCAATAGTGATCGGAGAGAAGATGGCTGGGCTGCGTGAGGCCGCCAGAAACCTCGGCAAGGGCGGGGCCGTGTTCTCCAACCGCATGCTGTATCAGGCGCTCGGCGGGGTGGATGAGCCGGCGAAGGATCGGATCAGGCGTCGTGCCGCGTCGCTTGTGACAACGGGAGAGTTCATCAGGGTCGGGCGTGGTGAGTACCGTTACAACCCCAAGGCTGCACCGGCCCGTAACGGCGAAATGATCACCCGCATGTGGCGAGCGCTTAAATCGGCGAAACCCGGCTTCAGCGTGCAGGATTTGGCCAGGATATCCGGCGCGGGATACAGCAACACCCTTGGATACATCCGGTGCCTTGAAGAAGCGGGCTATCTGCGCACCTGCGGCAGGAACGGAAACACCATTCTGTACCGTGCAACGGAAAAGGCCAGAAATCAGGTTCATGCGCATCAGCCCCCGCGACCGTTACGCGATCCCTTTGAAAACGAGAAAGAGAAGGTGCACGAGCTCGTCAGTTATTTCATGCTTCGTGACCTGTATCAGCCCGCTGTCCGCAAGTCCGTGGTGGCGTGCTGTAAAACCATACTGGACCGCTTTGAGCGACAGGAGGAATCCGATGAGTGAAACCACCCGTACCACCAACAACCGGGGCTGCGTGCTTGAAAGTGCTTTGGCCCGCGACATGCTCAGCCAGTTGGCAGCAGCCAAGGCCGCCATCCAGTGCGGCGACCGTGAGGCCGGAGTTGAACACATCAACATCGTCATGGACTACGTCTCCGACGTGGACGCGCTGGCCGCTCAGGCCCATGTGGCAGGACGAGGTTAGGAGGAAGAATGGCCCGGAAAAAACCTACGCCGTACATCATAGGCGATTTGAAGCAGGCTGAAGGTGCACTGGCAGAGATAGCCGAACTGGAGCGTTCTCTCAGCACCATTGAAAACCAGATGAACGAAGTCATCGACAATGCCCGCGCCCGCGCCAAAGAGGCGAGCGCCGAGTTTGTAGCCCGCCGGAACGAGTTGGGCAATGCGCTGGCAGTGTTTGCGCAGTTGAACAAGGTTGATCTGTTCGCCAAGCGCAAGTCGTTGGATCTTGGCTTTGGCACAATCGGCTTCCGTCAGTCCACCAGCTTGAAGACGGAACGCAAAGTTACCGTGGAAATGGTGCTGGAGCGGTGCCGCAGCTATGGCTTTAGCGAGGCTATTCAGACCAAGGAGAGCCTTAATAAACAGATCATGCACGAGTGGCCTGATGAACGTCTGGCCACCGTTGGCATGACGCGGCAGGTCAAGGATGACTTCTTCTATGAAGTTCATAGGCAGGAGCTTGATACACAAGCCGCGTAGTCAAGCGAAACCGACCCCGTGCGGGAGCGGGGCGGTTGTCGGAATGTGGCGGTTCCGGCCTGATGAGCAGCCAATCAAGATAAGCGGCCAATCGAAATGAGAAATTACCATGGCAGAGTGTCGCAAATTTACGCATGCGATTTGCGTCAAAACTGACGCAAAAACAGAAGCAAAATTTGAACTTTTCCCCGCAGAGCAGTGGGGTGGCCCGGCAGGTTGTTACCGGGTGCGCCGAAATCGTAGCTGGCTCAATACTGACCAGGGAACGCATCTCTTCATGCCCTTGCGGGTGCTGGGGGAGGTCATTGTCGGTGCTGTAGCCGGTGAAGAAATTGAACTCACAGAACCTTGCCTGCCCAAGGGAAGCCTGGTGCGCGTGCGTCGTGATCCCGATGATCCCTGCTCGTATCAGCGTGTGCACACCAAGACGGAGCCTTGGCGCGGCTGGGACGGCAACTGGTATGTGCAGGTGCGTCTTTATGGCCGGGGCGATGTGATGGTGACGACGGACCAGTGTGAACCTGTTCCCGACGACAACGAGGTTGAAGGCAAGGAGAAGCAATAATGGGATGTGATCACATGGTTGCTGGCTGGTGGCACTGGTGCACAGCGGATTGTGGCCTCTCTGGTTATGGTGAGGGGGGAACCCCATGAGCCGTAATGCAGACCTCGCAAAGATCCACATGGGGTGCAAGCAGCTCGGCCTTGATGATGCCACCTATCGGGCTATGCTGGAGAATATGTTCGGTGTTACCAGCTCGGCCAGGCTCGACTTCAAGCAACGCTATCGGCTGATCTGCCATATGGAAAAGCTGGGGGCGCAGTTCTCGGCCAAGGGAACGACCAACCGTCAGCAGCCAGCCCGACTGCCCAAGCGTGGAAGCGCGGATTTTTATGTCATCCCTGACGATGTCCCTTATGTGAATCAGAAACGCTACATCCTCGCGCTGTGGAAAGCGCTGGGGTGGAGTCTGAGCGGAGTGGACACGCGCATGCGGCGTCAGTTTGGCGTGGACAGCCTTGTATGGCTGCAGGATCAGGCGCAACTGCAACGCATCACCAAGGACTTGCAGAACCGTTGCCGCAAGGCTGGCATTGATCCGGATAACGCATGACGCGGGAAGCTGAGTTGCTGGCCCCGCAGGTGGCTTCTCTCATTCAGGATATCACCGCTCGTTACAGCACCGTGCATCGGTTCTGTAAACATCATAGAGAGCTGAACCGCTCGACCGTCTACATGGTGCTCAAGGGGCGCTATCCCGGCAATACCGAGCGCCAGTTGGAACGCATGAGGCAGGCGCTGAATGGTGAAGTCTCTACGGAAGAACGAGCCTATCAAGCCATACGGAAAGTCGCCTGTGCGCGATGCTCAGTTACCACCCAAGGGTGTCGCCGTTGTGACTCCCTGTTTCGGGATCAGGCCCGCGCCGTGGCCGCCGCTATTTCAAACCACACATGAGGTGCAGCATGAATGCAACCCTGTGCAGAACGCTCAAGAAGATGTTTGACGATGGGTTCCGCCAGTATGCCGGAGAGATTGATTCGCAGGTCTACGAGCAGCTTGGCTGCAAGGATGCCACGCGGGCCTATTGGATTTGCCGTTGGCCTATCCTGCATTGTCTCGGTTGCAACAGGCGTTGCACTCCTAAGACCCCCACGGGCTTTCAGGTGCCGCTGGTGACGTCCCCGGCCCGGCAGGGCAGCGGAAAGCGTTTTTCCCTTACCCCGGAAGAAATGGTGGCCTCAAAGACGCTGTTGCGCGTCGATGAGGCCGCCTATTGTCTGAATGTATCCGAGCGTACTGTGCGCAAGCTCGTTGATGAAGGGGTGCTCGTCAGGCATCTCCGTCAGCCGATTCGGGTGACGGCTGAGAGTGTGCGGGAGGAGATGGAGCGGGTGGAGTGGTGAGAATTTGAGATTTTTTGAAGTGCTGGGAGGGAGCTCTCAGTAATTGAACTTTTGACTGCGAAGAAACGATAATGTACGAGAATGAATTACGGATTGTCTTAGGGTGTTGTTATTTGTTTTTTTGTGTAAAATCTTTTTTTTCAATGTGTTATGTTGTCTAGGGGCAGGCGTGGTGGGCGAGAGTTTGACCGTATGTGAACACTGCTTGTCGCATCCTTCGCAACGAGCAATGCGCGACTATGTCATAAGTAATGGAACGATACAGAGGTGTTCAGAATGTGGCGTTTTTGCTTATTCTGTTCCTGTTGAATCGTTTTTTGACTACGTTAATGAATGTATTTCTCAATTATATCTTCCTACGGATGGTTTGGACCAGGTTGAGTTTCCTCCTGAGGATATTGAAAATAGTCATGTGTTGATTGATGTTTTTGATTGCTTGATGAGGTTTGAGGCTATTTCTAATCTTAAGGATGTGCATATTGAGTATATGTATAGACATGATTTTGGCATAGAGGAGAGGGTTAAGAAGAAAGATCTTTGTTTAAATAGAACTTCTTGGGATGAGTTTTGTGATGTTATAAAGCACGGAAGAAGGTTTTTCTTTTTTGATGAAGGTGTTGGAGAAAAAAGGCGTACACTTCTTTCTGATTTGTTTAAAATGCTTGAGGAAAATGGGAGGGTTGTTCATTTTAAAAGAGGTGGGACTGTGTATCGAGCTCGCCCTGTAAATGGAGGCGTGCTTTATTCTGCTCCTCGAGAGCTGGGTCCTCCACCTCCTGAGTGTGTTACACAGCAGAATAGAATGAGCCCCGCTGGGATAGCAATGTTCTATGGGGCAAATGATCCAACTACTGCCGTACTGGAGACAGCTTCAGGTGCTGTCAGAGAGCTTTTTTCTGTAGCGAGTTTTTATATTAATCGCGATATGTTGTTGCTAGATATTTCAGATGAAATTTCAAGTCCAAATATTTTTGACAAGTATAAGTATGAATTTGTTAATAGTATTAACTTGTTTAATAGTATTAGGCTTATTTTTTCTGAGCCTGTAGATAGAGTTAATAATAAGCATAACATTGACTATGTTCCTACACAGATATTTACCGAGTATGCTAGGTGTCGCAAGTGTGGAGGGGCTGGTTGTGAATATAATATTGATGGAATAATATATAGAAGCAGTAAGACTAATGAAAAGTCATACGTTTTGTTTAAAACGTGCGATGATGTTTATGAGTTTTCAGATATGCCATGTGGGTATGTTGATGATAAGGAGTCTTTAATAGAATGCTTCATTATGTCTGAAGTTGCTTTGTATCTTTTGGAAAAAAATGATTCTGGTTCTACAGTTTTCCGCTATGCTGATTTTGAAATTGACCATATTGGCGGCAAGCATCAATGGACCATTAGGGTAAATAATGAGAAGTGATCTTGTAATTAAATTGATTCGTGCAGCAGCAGCCGGAAATAGGGCGGAGCTTGAGCGAGTTTCGCTAGAGGCTGCATCAGAAGAACGAAAGAAAGGGCACGGCGTTTTAGCCGATAGGATGGAACGTGCTTTTAAGAATACGCCGCCCCCGCGAGTTAACGGTGTGGCATCTCCTGTAGCACCTGCTGTGATACATGCTGCACGCCCGGCAATCGTTGAGAAAAAGCCGGTTGTTAATTTGAATTCCCTTTTGCTGCCTGCCTCCGTTGTGATGCAAGTTAAAAACTTGGTCGAGGAGCAGGTGCGGGCTGGAGTTCTTTTGCAGCGGAATATTGAGCCTAGGCACAGGGTCTTGCTGGCGGGGCCTCCTGGAAACGGAAAAACCTCGCTTGCTGAGGCGATTGCAAATGAGTTGGATGTACCTCTTTGGATAGTGCGATACGAGTCTTTGATAGGGAGTTATCTTGGCGAAACGGCTGCCCGATTAAAAAGTGTAATTGATTATGCAAAAACAACTCATTGTGTGTTGTTTTTTGATGAATTTGACGCTATCGCGAAAGAGCGTGGAGATAAGCATGAGACTGGTGAGATTAAGCGGGTGGTTAATTCGCTATTGATGCAAGTTGATGATTTGCCATACTATACTGTTGTCATTGCTGCTTCAAACCACCCTGAGTTGCTTGATCGTGCTGTGTGGAGGCGATTCCAGATGAAGATGGAGTTGCCAAATCCATCTAGAGATCTTCTTGAGAATTTTATAGAACGACAGCTTTCTGAGCTTGGTGAGCTTGGATATCAATGTTCAACGATAGCAAAAAAGTTGTATCCAACAAATTTTGCTGAAGCAGAGCAGTTTTGTTTAACAATTAAACGCCGCTATTATCTTGCTCATGAGCTGGGTGATTTAAAGAAAATTATTCAACAAGAGATGCAATACTGGGGAGTGCAGTACTCTCCAAAAGATGTTGAGGCTTAAATATGTCAGAAATGCGTGAGCAGCGGCGAAAGCCCTTACTTCTTTTTCCACAGCCTACGATTATACCTCCTCAGAAAGGGAAGCCTATGTTTGTTCCTACTCTTCTTGTTCAGGGGAGTAGGAAGAATAGGCAAGCTGTTGGAAAGAGGACTCATGGCGTTTGGGATTCTCTGGAAAAGAATCTCATGGCATCGCCAGCAGTCTTACAAGAAGATGCAAGTAGTGTTGCTCCAGGACGAACGATTGTTTTTGAGGTTTTAACTTCTTTAACAGACTTTTATCGTGCTGCGGTTAAAGTTAAAGGGTTAGAATTTTTGGCTGAATATGAAGATGTTGATAATCCAATATCGCCTGATGAGATTGATGGTTGGGGGTATGAGCTTGACCCCAATTTCCTTGATGAGAAAAGGAGGTTGAAGAAGTCTGTTACCCCCTTTTTTTACTTGGCGATGCCAGACAAAAATGCATTGTCTGAAGTGTTAAGTTTATGGAAAGAATTTCAAGAAACAGGGACAATTAAACGGTACGGATTGGCAGCATGGAAGAGTTTGTTTGAGAACTTAAAAGATGTTCGTCCCTGGGGGCCTCGTGATCGCGTACTCGCTTCATTTAAAGAGGTGTTAAGTAGGGCTGAAGAGGCTGGGGATGCTGTGACTCTTTTTCAGCTTGATATGTGGTGGAGCGCATCGCCAGCGAAGCGCGGAGAAATCCTAACCCATGTTTCAAGTGTTGTTGTTGATAATGGCGGTCAGGTTTTACACTGCTCTGAGATCGTTGATATCAAGTGGCACGGAATGCTTGTTGAAATGCCGACTTCTACTTTGTCTGGCATGGCTTCTGATGTGGAGAATCATCCCAGCGGGCTAGCTTTAGTTGACGATATACAGTTTATGTCATCATGCGTAAGAGGGATGGCCCCTGATATTGAGTTGGATAATGTGGTTTCTGTGGATGGGGCTGTTGGTGAAAGCGTGCAATATGGTGGAGATATCTGCGCGGTGTTGCTTGATTCTCGCCCACTCGTGGAGCATCAGGCTCTGGTGGGGCGTTTGGACGTTGCTAGCTCCCTGGGGGGGGATGAAACTCCGGGAAGCCATGGTACTCAGATGGCTTCGATTATAATACATGGTGATCGGGCAAAGCCTGATCTCGACACGTTGGATATAAAACTTGGTTGTTTCCCTTTGCTTGAAGCTAATGACCGTACTCCGTCAAACGTTTTGCTATTGGATCTATTTTATAAGGCGATAGTTTCTATATGTGAAGATGACGGAACTGGGCAGCCTTTGTATCCTTCTGCACGAATTTTTAATCTCTCAGTTGGCGATCCTGGACGTCCATTTGATGGGGGGAGGATTAGTTCTTGGGCTCGCCTTATTGATCATCTTTCTTGGAAATATAAAATATTATTTATTATAAGCGCTGGAAATAGGCTTGGTGGGAATAAGTATATTCCAACAAATTACGAAAAATTTTCAGATTTTGATGATGATTCTACAAAGAATAGAGATTTGTTTGAAAATAATATTGTTAATGATTTGATTTGTGATGATGATAATAATTTGCTTTCTCCCGCCGAGTGTATCAATGGGATAACTGTTGGTGCAGCTCATTTGGATGGGGATTGTATAAATAATAGCAGGAGTTGTACTGAGTCTTGGAAGAATAATGCTGGATTGCCTGCTCTAACATCAAGAATTGGTTTTGGGTATAAGAAAACGATCAAGCCGGATTTAATTGCTCCAACAGGATTTGAGTATATAAGATGGATTAATGCTTCATATGGTGCAGCCATTCGACAGAGTCCTTGTGGTGGAATACAGCGAGCCATGTTGGGGGGGGAAGGAGAAGTAACTAAGTGGGGAAATGAGTTCTCTACAAGTGCTGCCACGGCTTTGGCTTCGCATGGGACAATTAAGATATATCAAATGTTGAATGATTTTGTACCAGAATTGCCAGAAGATCAAAAGGTTGTTTTGTTAAAAGCACTTGTCGGTCATGCTTGTCAATGGCCAGATTCGGCACAGCTATTATTAAGCAAATTCAAATCTGAACGTTATCCAGCTAGACCTGATAGCGTTGCTAGATATTTAGGGTATGGAATTCCTAATTTTGAAAGAGTATTGTGGTGCGTTGATAATCAAGTAACATTGATTGGCTCGGGATATCTTGAAGCAGATGGAAAAACGCAGCATGAGTTTAGTTTTTCTTTGCCAGCTATTGCTGGAAGTAATCTGGAAGGTGTTGAGCTTCTCGTTAGTGTGGCATATTTTAGCCCAGTCAATCACGGAATTAATAGATATCAAGATGTACGATTTTCAATAAAAACTGATCAGCCTTTTGATGAATTAAAGAGAATGTCTTCATCTATGCCGAGTCATTACGCATGTTCTCGCGGAACAATACATAATTATTCTTTGTATGCATCGGAATTGGCGGTTGGTGTTGATTCTATGTTTAGATTTTTTGTAAATTGCAAAGGGTATAATATTGATAAGACTGATGTAGTTCCATACGGAATAGCTGTTTCTCTAAAAACAAAAACAGAGGTTGATATTTATACTGCTGTTGAGCAGAGATTGAAAGTGCACCCAGTTTATGCTTAGTGTATATTTTGTTTGGTTGTTTTTGTGACTAGTTTTCCCTTATTTCCCGACTGTTAATTAAATCCCCTATACGCTGCATGACATCACACTCTTATGGAGGATGTCATGCAGCGTATTTCTCTTTCCCCCAATTTCTTCCTCGACGAATTCACCCGTAGCCAGACCGCTGAGCGGTTTGGCCATCCCATCGAAGTGGAGCTCGGCTCCACAGTCTTCAACAATCTCCAGTTCCTCTGCCTGACCCTGCTGCAGCCCATTCGGGAAGCGTTGGGGCCTATCACCATTTCCAGCGGCTACCGTCCCATATGGCTCAATGACCACATTGGCGGTTCCCCCTCATCCGATCACCTCACCGGCCTTGCGGCGGACATCATTGTTCACGGCCGTAGTCCGCTTGATGTGGCGCGGTTCATCAGTAGCCAGAACCTTGGCTACAAGCAGCTGATCAATGAGCATGACCGCTGGGTGCACATCGCTTCTCCCGGCCCTGACACTGTGCCGCGTCGGCAGGAACTCACAATCTGGCACAACGGCCAGCGGAACCTGACAGCGGTGGGCCTGCATTCCGTGAAGGAACTGCGGGAACAGGCGTTGAGGGGGTAGCGTATGGGACTTCTCAACATTGGTAAAAACCTCCTCAAGCTCGTTCCGGGCGTGGGGCAGGTTGTCAGCCTGATCGATACCGTTGGCGACATCGCGGAGGCTGTCGGCGGTGACACCGGCAAGAAGATCAAGGATGGCCTCTCCATGGTCTCCGATGGCCTCAACGAGGCCGGGGCACAGCCTCTTACCCCTGAGCAACGCACTCAGCTGGAGCTTGCAGGCCAGCGCCATAAGGAGCGCATGGCGGAAATCGAACTCTCCGATATTGAGGGGGGCCGGGGGCTTGCCAAGGCGGAACTGGCATCTCAGGACGAATATGTCCGCCAGACACGCCCCAAGCTGCTTCGTATCTACGCATGGGGCTTTCTGCTTTTGTGCTTTATCGCCGTCCCGCTTGTGGTCGCCGCCTGCGTGTGGGGGAGCCTGACTCCCGCCAGCGCCGACGTAATAACGTACGTGGTCTGCTGGCTCATCGGCACCATTGGCACAACCTTCGCCGCCATGTTCCGCTCGTACACCGGACAGCGCACTGCTGAGAAAATGGCGGAAGTGGGAATGCAGCCTGAAGGGCTTATGGATAAGTTCGCCAAGCTGCGCCGTGGAGGCCGCTGATGGAAATCAACTGGGACCTTCTCAACTTCCTGCTACGTCTCGCTCAAATCCTCTTCGTCCCCCTCGCCATGTGGCTGATCAAAGAAATCTGGTCCTTGCGCAAGGATGTCATAGAGTTGCGTGGCCGCGTGAAGGCCAATGAAGAAAAGCTGGATTGCGCACCGGACAGCAAAGCCCTGCATAATCTCGCGCTGGCCATTGAAGGGCTACGCGGTGATGTCCGCGCCACCAATGAAAAACTTGGTGGCGTGGAGCGCGTTGTGGACAAGCTGGACCGCGTGTTGGAGCGGCAGGAAAGCTATCTGCTTAACGGAGGAAGCAAGTGAGCTACTCGGATCATGTAACGGAACATCTGCGCATCACCATTCTGCGCCTGCTGGATGAATTGCCTGCCATGCGCTCTAACGAAAGCCTCATTGCTGATGCCGTGGGTGAATACGGTTTCGCTCCCAGCCGGGACAAGGTGCGCACGGAATTGGCGTGGCTTGCCGAACAGGGCCTTGTGACGCTGGAAGGAGATTCCTGCCTTGTGGCCACCCTTACCACCAGAGGCGAGGATGTGGCCAAGTGCCGCGCCACCGTGCCGGGCGTCAAGCGTCCCAATATGAGCCGGGGCTAATACTATGGCTATCATTCAGCGCGGGCGTGAACATCAGCCGGAAACAGTCTGGAAGGCGCAGGAACTCTACTGCGTGGCTCGGTTGTCCTTTCGGGAGGTCGCCAAAGAAGCCGGTGTCGCCGAGTCTACGCTCAAGCGGTGGTCCGAGAAGTACGGCTGGCGTGAAAAACGGGACCGCATCGCGCAGGCCGAGGCGGAACTTCGTGCGGACACCATTATGGCCCGGTCGGTCATGCTCAAGAAGCTTATAGACTCTAAAGACGCTCAGACCGGCTTTGCGGTGGCCTCGCTGGAAAGTCTGGCCATGCGGCAGGCCGAGGCAGAACGCGCTGGCAGGGCTCTGGAAGCTGCCACCCGAAATGAGAAACGCTCCATCCGCACCGCCGAGGACGCCGTCAAAGCACTGCGCGAGGGCATTGAAGCCAAGCTGGCCATGCTGCTGGCCGCGCCGGAGGATATCGACTTCAAGGCCGTGGCTGACGTTCAGAAAGCACTGAAACTGGTGGGAGAGATGGAAGCGGCCGCAAAACCCGCAGAGGATACCACCAAGACCAAGGGGCTCTCCGCTGATCTGGAAGCCCGCATCCGCGAGATACTGTAAATGAGCAAGCTGCTGCCATACCAGAAACGCTGGATCAACGACCGCGCCCCGGTCAAGTTTTGGGAGAAGTCCCGCCGTATCGGTGCCTCTTGGGGTGACGCGGCTGATAGCGCTCTCGTGGCCTCCAAGGTCAAGGATGATGGCGGTATGTCCACATACTACCTCTCCTACAATAAAGACATGACCAAGCAGTACGTGGCCGACGTGGCGGGCTGGGCCAAGAAGTTCAACCTCGTCGCCGGGGAACTGGAAGAGATAGTGCTGGTGGATGAGGACAAAGACGTCACCATCTATCAGGTGCGCTTTGCCTCCGGCCATGTGGTGCAGGGCCTATCGTCCAACCCGTCAAACCTGCGCTCCAAGCAGGGTAGGGTGCGGATAGACGAAGCCGCGTTTGTGGAAGATCTGAGCGAACTGCTCAAGGCCGCCATCGCGCTCACCATGTGGGGTGGCGATGTGGCCGTGATCTCCACGCACAACGGTGAGGATTCCGAGTTTAACCAGTATATTCAGGATATCCGGGCCGGAAAGCGGGATTACTCTCTGCATCGCACCGACCTTGATGATGCGCTGGCGGAAGGGCTGTACAAGGCCATCTGCTCGGCCAAGGGAATCGCATGGACAGGGGAAGCGGAAGCACGGTGGCGACAGAAGCTCATCGCGGATTACGGCGATGGCGCGGACGAGGAACTGTTCTGCATTCCCAACCGTTCCAGCGGTGCCTGGCTAAACCGCAATCTCATCGAATCCTGCATGAGCCCTGACATTCCGGTACTGCGCTGGGCCCCACCTGCAGCCGACTTCGTGGACTGGCCGTTGGACCGTGCCTATCGCGAGGTGCGTGACTGGTGCGAGGGTGAGCTCCAGCCTCTGCTGGATAAGCTCCACCGTGAATATGGTGGGTGCCGTCATTTTTTCGGTGAAGACTTCGGCCGTTCCGGTGACCTGACCGTGGATGTGCCGCTGTTGGAGCTGGATAACCTTTCCCTCATCACGCCTTTTCTGCTCGAACTCCGCAACGCCCCATACCGCACTCAGGAACAGATGTTGGCCTACTTTGTAGACCGGCTGCCGCGATTTTCCGGCGGAGCGCTCGATGCTCGCGGCAACGGGCAGGCCCTCGCGGAATACGCCCGGCAGCGGTACGGCCCGGAGCTGATTCAAGAGGTGATGCTGTCACAGGGCTGGTACCGTGAGCACATGCCTCCGCTTAAGGCCCAGCTGGAAGACCGCACCATACTGCTACCCAAGGATGCCGGAGTGCTGGACGATTTACGCGGCATCAAGGTGTTCAAGGGCATTGCCCGCCCGCCGGAAGCCAGCATCAAGGGTAAGGACGGGCAACGCCACTGCGATAGCGCTGTGGCACTGGCTTTGGCCCTGTATGCCCGCAACAGCATTGAGATTGGTGAGGAGTGGGGGTGCGCCACGGCTGGCGGTGGGATGGCTCGGAGGATGACACACGGATATTAACGAGGATTTCATGAATACTCCTGTACTGTATCGACCCGATGGGACCGTGATTGATTTTTCCAACGCCGCCGATCGCGCTGCACTGGGAGAGCAACTCGCCACACGCCGCAATGCCCTCGGTGGTTTCGATCTCGGCGCGGCATTAGGCTGGCTGCCGGACCCTGATCCGGTGCTCCGTAAGCGCGGGGACAGCGTCCACGTGCTGGAAGACCTGATGGCCGATGATGAGGTCACACAGGCTATTCAGTCCCGCAAGCTCAAGACCTTGAACCGCCGTGAGTACCGCTTTTCTCCGGGGGCCGCCAAAGGAGAGGAGCCCACTGCACAGGCCGAACGACTGTGTGACGATCTTGTCCGGGACTTTGAGCAACTGGACATGGACGTGCTGATCAGTGGCATCCTCGATGCGCCGTACTTCGGCATGACGCCCGTAGAACTTGTATTCGTCCCGGATGGTGGACGGCTTCGCCTGGTCGCAGCTGACCCCAAACCGGTAGAGTGGTTTGCCTTCGATGATGACAACCGGCTCATGTTCCGGGGCGAGTTCTTCGGGCAGGCCCAGCCGGTGCACCCGTACAAGTTTGTGCTGGCCCGCCATTTTCCCACCTACAAGAACCCGTATGGCCTGCGTCTCCTGTCCCGTTGCCTCTGGCCCGTGGCGTTCAAACGTGGAGGCATCGAATTCTGGTGCCGGTTCACTGAGAAATACGGGCAGCCGTGGATGCTCGGCACGGCCCGCGCCAGTGCCACACAGCCGGAAATCAACCGTATGGCCGCCGACCTTGCCGCCATGGTGCAGGACGCTGTTGCCGTCGTGCCGAACGGGGCCAAGGTGGAGGCCGTGGAGTTCTCTGCCAAGGGTGGCTCCCAACACCTTGAGTTCATCACCCACTGGGACAAGTCCATCAACAAGGTGATCAAGGGGCAGACCCTTACCAGCGATGTGGGGGATGGCCATTCCAACGCGGCCACGCAGACCCATTACCAGTTGCTCGGTGACTACTCGGAGGCGGATGCCCGGCTTGTGGAAACCGCCATGAACAACATCGCGTGGGCCTACACGCAGGTCAACGCATCGGCAGAGTTCGCACCTCTCTTCGGGTACGTCGAACCAGAGGACTATGCCGCGCAGGCAGAATTAGACACCAAGCTGAAGAACCTCGGTGTGCGGTTCAAGAAAACCTATTTCGTGAGGACCTATGATCTCACGGAAGATGAGTTCGAGCTGGATGGCGAAACTGAAGATGCGCCGGATCACGAAGACCGCAACGTCACTGCAGCCGGGGACAAGGACTTCGCTGAGCACGATGCGGCAGGCAATCCGGACGCGCACCAGCAAGCGCTGGATGCCTTTGTGGAAGCAAGTCTGCCGGAAGCTGCCAAGCGAAATGAGAAATTCATGGCTGAGGTCAAAGCCGTGCTGCAGGCCGCCGAATCGTGGGAGGACTTGCAGCTCATGCTGGCGGGGCAGCTTGGCAAGTCCATGGACGAGGATGAGCAAGCCGCTTTCATGGGCGACGTGTTGACCAATGCGGACCTCTTCGGCCGTTACGCCATGCAGAGCAAGTCCGATGACCGTTGAGCCTGTAGCGCTGCCGCCCAAAGAGGCCCTTGCCTATTGGCAGGACAAGGTCTCCGTCACCCCGGAGGAGTTCAAGAACCTTTCCGGGCAGGCCCGCGCACGGGCCTTCACCGTGTCGGGGCTGTCTCGACAGGACCAGATCGCCGCCGTGCAACAGGCTATCCATGAAGCCATGGCCAACGGGGAAACGCTCAAAGACTTCAAGGACCGTATGGATGCCGTACTGGAGGGTGCCAAGCTGCCCCGCTGGCGGCTGGAGAACATTTACCGCACCAACACCCAGAGCGCCTACATGGCCGGGCGTTATGCACAGATGCAACGCACCACGGCTTTGCGTCCTTACTGGCGCTATGTGGCCGTGGCTGACAACCGCACCAGGCCGGATCATATGGCGCTGCATGGGCTTGTCTATCCCCACGATCACGAATTCTGGAGTACCTATTATCCACCCAACGGTTTTGCCTGCCGCTGTACGGTCCAGACCTTGTCGGAACGACAGGTCACGCAGCGCGGCGAGGAAATCCAGAAGCATATGCCAGATCTCATTGAGCCGGTGGACCCTCGCACCGGCAACCGCCTTCCGGCTCGTCGCCCGGTTCCTGATGCGGGCTTTGCCGGGAACGTGGGTCGAGACTGGCTGCATGGGCTAGCCCCCTCGGAGCTGGACGCCAAAATCAAAGACCTATCTCTTCCCACGCTCTGCCGCACCGGCGCATCATTTGCCGATTCACAGGCCGGTGACCCGTGCAGGCCGCCGCTGGCCTCGCTGGCCAAGCGCCATATTCTGCCGGTTACGGCAAAGGACATTCTGCCCAGGGGCCTGAAGGCGGAAGACTACGTGGCCGCATTCCTCAAAGAGTTCGACCTTGCGGATATCAATACCAGCGCTGTGCATACAATTCCGGGCGGTATCCCCGTCGTTATCGGCAAGGGGTTGTTTATCGACAAGAAAACGGGCGCTTGGAAAGTGCTGAAGAGTGGCCGTGAGCAATATCTGAAGCTGTTAGGCAGAACTATCAAGGAACCGTGGGAGGTCTGGCAGGTGCCAGCGGAGGTGGCGGGGAAGCCTATGCCGGTGTTGCGGCTGATCCGGCTGTTCCGTGATGAGGAAGAAGGCAGGGTTGGGGGATTTGCCGTGTTCAATCTGGTGCGGGGCCGTGAATGGCAGGGGGCCACCGCCTTTACCCCCAAGCTCGGCAACGAAGCTGCCATGCTCAAATATATGGAGCGTCAGCGGCAGGGGGCGCTGCTGTACCGCGAGCCCTAAAAAACAATGGCCCGGAAGAACCGGGCTTCCGAGCCTGCGACACCCTTGTTTCTACCCTCGCCCGGACGAGGTTCAGGGTACGCCGCATGAACTATCTACTCAAAGAATACGCCCGCCATTCCGGCGAGTCAACCAATCCTCAAGGAGAAGCGCCATGAAATGGACCAAGATAGGCCGCACCGGCCTGCATACCGCCATGTCCGGCCAACAGGTGCAACTGACGGAGGCAGACTTTGACAAAGTCGTGGCCACCTACAACCCCAAGGACCATGAAGCCCCGCTGGTGTTGGGCCATCCTGTGAATAACGGCCCGGCTTTCGGGTGGGTGGATAGTCTCAAACGTGAAGGCGAATATTTATTGGCACAGTTTGCCCAGGTTCCCGACAGCCTGAAGAAAGCCGTGGATAATGGCCACTATAAGAAGGTCAGCATGAGTCTCTACCCGGATGGAACCCTCCGGCATGTCGGCCTGCTCGGAGCGACCCCGCCTGCCATCAAAGGCTTGGGTGATATTAACCTCGGCTCCGGGGAAGACACCACGGAGATTCACTTCGACTTTTCGGAGACGCCGGGTCAACCGGCACCAAACCAGCCGGATATCCCCGGCACGGAGAACACAATGGGCGACAAGGAACTCATTGAAAAACTGAAGGCGGACAACGCCCGGCTGGAAAAGGAAAAGGCCGATGCCGACAAGTCCGCAGCTGATGCCAACAAGGCCAAGGAAGCGGCAGAAAAGAGCTTTGCCGAGGCACAGGCCGCGAAGGCCAAGGAAGCCCGCACCGCCAAGGTTGATGCCCTGATCAAGGATGGCAAAGTGCTGCCCGCAGAAAAAGACCGCATTCTCGCGTTTGCGGAGCGCCTCGGTGGCAAGCCCGGCGATGAAATCTGCTTCAGCGAGGGCGAAGGAAAGAAGGCCGTTGAAGATCATTTCTTCAACTGGCTTGAAGGGCGTCAGGCTCACGGGCTGTTCGATTTCTCTTCGCCCGATCAGAAGCCCGGCGGTGAAGAATCCATTAACACCAGCGGCCTTGCCGCCAAGTTTTAAGGGGAAGAAGGATGGTACATGACGCTGTTGTCCGCGTCCGCCATACGGTCACCAGTGTGACCACCGGGGCTGGCCCGCACATAGAACGCGAATATCCCAAGAAGGCCGATGCCGTTATCCCTATGGGTGCTGTGGTGGCTCTGGATGCCGGGGAGGCCGTTGTCTACGATCCGGCAGGAGCTCTGCCCATCAAGGGCGTGGCTACTCTTAACGCCAATGCCGATGAACCCGGCATCTCCCTGTGTGTGCTGGGCCGTGTCCGCGCTGATCTGCTGACCGTGTCCGGCGGCGCTGCACCGGATGCCGCAACCCTCGCCAAACTCGAAGAGCGTCACATCTACGCAGAGGAGAGTGTGTAGTCCATGTTTGATCTGAAGCCGTATTTTACCGCAGCTCGTATCGCCAAACGGTTCGAGGTCGCTCCGCCTCTGGCCACTACGGTCATGGACCTGTTGTTCCCGGCGGACGTGCGGGCGAACTATGAATCCCCCGTCATTCCTGTCTCCGACATCAAGCAGGTTGTAGGTGCCGTACCGGTTGTGCGCCGTGGCAGTGCGTCCATTCCCCTGCGTGGCGAAGATACTGAAACCTCCTATATCGAACCCTTGCCGGTGCGTATCCATGACGAACTGAGCGCCGTGGATCTTAACAACCTCAAGATCGCCAGCCCCACCACGCTGGAGCAGTGGTCCAATCGCAAGCAGCTGGCTCTGCGAAGGGCGGCCCGCCTCACGTCGGAAGTTCTCTGCGCTCAGGCCGCATTCGATGGTCGGATTGCTTATCCTCTGTTGCAGTCCAACGGCTCTTTCACCACGTATCAGGTGGATTACGGGGCTCCGCTCGATCATGCCTTGGCAGCTGCCGAGAAATGGGACCATGCCGATGCCAGTCTCATGATTGTGTACGGATTGTTGGAAGATATGGCCACGGACCTCGACAAGGCAGGGTATGGCGGTTCCAAGATCACGTTTGCCGGGAGACTGGCTTTCTCCACGGTGCTCAAGCTCATCGAGGCCACCGACAAACCCAAGATTCCCGTCCTGGTGGAAAAGGACGGCTCCATCTCGCTTGGTGGTCACACCATCCGCAAGATGGCCGAAACCTACTATGACCCGTCCACCAAGACCACCAAGCCCAAGCTGGCCGACAAGGAAGTCCGCATGATTGCCACCGGCAATACGGCCTTCTTCTATGGCCCTGTGGACGATCTGGACGCTAACCTGCACGCCATGCCCATGTTCATCAAGCCCATCAAGCGGGACAACCCTTCCGGCATCCTGCTGGTCGGTGAGTCCAAGCCCCTGCCTGCTGTCGCCCCCAAGGCCACCGTCAAGGCCACCGTCCTCGCCTAATCCCCCTCTGTGCGAAGACCGCTCCAGAGGGCCTGAACAAGGCCCTCTGGATGTCGGGCCGAGTCGAACCTGTAACACTAGTTCAAAACTAGTCCAAAACGCCCGGAACAAGCATGTACTGCGAACGAACCGACCTGCACGACTACATTCCTGCCGCGTATCTGGATGCGGCAGACAAGGTAACGCCCGGCATCGTGGGTCGAAAGATAGCCAGCGTGTGTGGTGCCGTCGACGATGCCCTTCGCCGTCATTACGTGCTGCCGCTCGTCACAGTGCCTGAAACCATCAAGCGCATGTCGGCTGTCATGGCGGCGTATGAAGCCATCGGCGGCATAACGGCTGTGAAGGACGACACCAACGCTGGCAACAAGCTGCTGGTGCTGCAGGATCTCTATAAGCAGGCCCGCAAGGACTTGGCTCTGATCCGGGATAACAAGCTGGAACTGGGATTGGATGAGCTGGGGCTGGAACCTTCTGAAGGCGCGGACGGGACCATGGCTGTGGTGACACGCCCGGCAACACTGAACCTCAAGGGGTGGCGCTGATGGCTGGTGCATCCTTCTCCATGCCCATGGACGGCCTGATGCGGGCCGTGGATGCGGGCATATCGCATGCCCAGCGCACCCAGCAGCTGGCCGAGGCTATCGGCGAGGCGCTCGTTTCCAGTACGCAACAACGTTTTGAAGACCAGGAGCGCCCGGACGGTTCCAAATGGGAACCATCACTCCGGGCCAAGAACGAAGGCGGCGTTACCCTGACGGACAAGGGGACTCTCAAAAAATCCATAGGGTACGCTGCCAGCCCGGCTAAGGTCACGGTCGGCACCAGCATGAAATATGCGGCCATTCATCAACGCGGGGGAACCATCAGGGGCAAGAAGGGCAAGCTTAAGTTTCCGTTGCCGGGGGGTGGTTTCGCCCAGGTTGATCAGGTGGCCGTACCGGAGCGCTCCTATCTCGGTCTGTCCGAGGAAGACGTCAAGGAAGTGCGGGAGATGATGGTGCAGCACATGCGTCAAGCCCTGCTGGGTGGATGACAACCAATATGAGAAATTTCCTTTTCGACCAGATCATAGAGGCCGCAGCGGCCGCCGGAATACCGGAGTCGGCTGTGGTGTTGAATCCCGAAGATGCCGACGACATCACTTTGCCGGTGCCGCGCATCGATGTTCGCTGGGAGACGCAGCGCCTGAATAAGGCGGGCGGCGTTGTGGGCAAATTCGCGTCTCCGGCAGAACCGGAGCGAAAGCGCACCTTGCGGCGCAGGCTGTATCGGGTGCAGCAGCCCATCACCATCACCCTGTGGACGAATGATGAGTCCACGTTTGATGCCCTGTGCGAATCCTTTGTCCGGGCCTTGCCCCGACAGTTTGCAGACCCTTCCGGCAACCGTGTCACGTGTTCCGTGTCCAGTGCGGAGTGGGGAGGCTTCACTTCCGCGTTGGTGGAGGTGCTCAAGAAATGGTCGAAAGTTTACCATATAGAATTCAGCGCCATGCTGACGGAAGACACGGAAACCCCGTGGATTCTGGATGTAGCGCCTAATGCAACCTATCAGGAGGCAGGACGTGAGTAAGGGAAGAAAAGACGAGCCGCTCTCCAGCTCGGACCGCGCCGCATTGCAGCAGGTGGCCGAACTGGCTGCCATACACGGCCTGAAACCGTGGGAACTCGCAGGCATGGTCCGCGCAGAGGGCTGGACGGACGACAAGGCCGTTACCAAAGCCGAATTTGATGCCGCAGTCACCCGGCTGCGTGAACGCCGTGTCGGCGGCGGGAGGTAGCCATGGCCCGTAAGGATGTATTTGAATTTCTGGTGGACGGCACCAGTGGCCTTGTTCCCGGCGATGTGAGTGGCAAGGCTCTTATTGTCGGTGTGTGCAGCGCCGGGGAAGTGGGCAAGGTCTACTATCTGGGTAAGCGCAGCGACCTGACCGGCCTGCTGGGAACCGGCCCTCTGGTGGACCGCCTGCAGCATGTCTTCGCCACAGGTGGGCAGGATAGCACAGTGCTGGCTGTTCCGGTGGCAGGTTCGCCCGGTGGCACCATCAGCACGCTCAAGCATACCGGCACCGGTCCCGATGCCGATGTAAGCGGTCTTCCCGGTGGCAACGCTGATGTGATTGCCGAGATAGTGGATGCCGGTGCTCCCGGCGTTGCCACGTGCAAGTTGAGCAAGGACGGCGGGGCAACATTTGGGGTAGCCGCAGCCGTGCCTGCGAATGGCCAGATCAGCGTTGCCGATACCGGTACCACCATCGTGCTGGCAGCGGGCAATCTCGTGGCGGGCGACCGCTACCGCTACTCGGTGCGTGGCCCCATCGGCCCTGTTACCCGCATCGGTTTGGGACCGGAGATCGCTGCAGCGGGAACCGTAAAGGCCGGGGCCGAAGTGGTGCTGCAGATCGTCAAGGGC